GCATCGAGTACATGATCTTAAGTATTTCCGCTTCTTCTTTATTAGCTTCAAGTAGCCCGTTATCGTCTAGTTGCTGCCCGTATGGCACACGGCCCACGCGTTCGCCTCTAGCTTTCTTACGGGCTAGGGCTGCCTTAGTGCGCGTCGAGATCACAAGAGCCTCATACATCGCGAATAGATCCATTATGCCCCTAAGCAAGATGTTATGGGGCTCGTCGCCCTCCATCTCACCTATTGCAGAAACTAGTTTCGCTTTTTTCTTCTCTATGATACGCTCTATCATACCGATAATGTATGGGTCACGTGCTAAACGTTCCCGCTTATGGACTATTAGCACGTCATCCTTCTTCAGAAGGGAAAGAGCTTCCAGAAGCTTAGGACGCTCCTCTAGCTCCTTCCTTTTTCTATCTGTACCTGTAACAATATCAATGTATTCTTCGATCTGCCGCCCGCCTAGCTTCTTGATCCATTCCATGCAAGCATGACGTTGAGCGTCTAGACCTAAGCCTGAATCCTCTTGCTTGTCTGTCGAGACCCTAAGGTATATGAAATACCGCATCACTCAACCTTCTTTAACTGGCTAGAGTCGCTAATCATGCAACATTCTTTCATACGCAATACGGTCTTAACTTCTACCATATCGGTTTCTAAGCGTGTCATTCTATCCTCGATCTTTTCAATTCTCTTAGATAGATTGCTCCACACGAAACCCAAAACGGCGGTTATAAAAGCCGTTTGGAGCCCTATCAACCACATGATTGTCTGGGCAAATCTCCACGTGTTTTCATCCATAAAATTTTTCCTTTGATTTAATGTGTTGCTTATCTATTGTTCATGTTGTAACTTTTGGACTGCCTGCTTACATTTAGTTAGCATCCGGGCGCCCACTTCGTCAACGTCGATGATGGCGCGCGTGTCCATTAATCTAAGAAGGTCTGATATGACTACCAGCGACCGCCCTAAGTTGTATTTAATGGTTTCGACGCATTCGCGTTCATCCGTTTCAAGATACTTAGATTCTAGCGCCTTAGATTGTAGTTCATACGCACCTTTTAAAGATACAGCGTACGACCCCAAAGCGAATATATATTCTTCAAGCGTTTCAATGCTCTTTGTATCAATGAAATTCATCTACAAGCCTCCGGCAGTTCGATTTTTCGCACCTCAATTTCAACAACAAACCCCATAGCACGCATATGCTCTATCTCAATTTTAGTGAACGTTTTACGCCTCATTAATATAGCAAGTCCATAGGCGAACTTATTGACGGGATAAAATAAAGGTCGCGTCAATACGTCCGCATATGATACTTTGACCGTCGGCAATCCCTTATCTTCATAGTCAAGGTCGAGACCCTGCCATATCTTCTTGTAATCTTCTTTTGCCTTTTCTAGCTCTTGCTTGTTCATACAATCCCCTTAGTGTTTAGGTTGGTTAAGCCAACAAGATAACACACAGGCGCTTTATCTTGTTAGCTAAATGATTACTTACTGGAATTTTACTCAAATTCCAGCCGGTTAGTGATTCCAAAATACATGCATGCCGTCATCAAGTTCTATAGTGAATATGTCGCTGTTTAAGTCCATATCACGCCCCATAGCATCCCAATTGATGTAATATTGAAGGTGCTTAGGAATTTCGTGCCCGCATTCATGCGTTATATATTCGGCATACTCCCCAAGGTCTTTATGAGTTCCTTGATAATTGTTATCAAGAAATTCTTTTGCTTCTTCAATGCTTGTTCCTGATCCCAAATGTGCCACTAACTCTAAGATTAATTCGCCGTTATCCTCACTTTCAAGCATGTTCGCAATGTTACAAACTTCTTCTAGGCTACTTCTTTCTTCAACGCGATAAGAGCCGAAACCCTCATAATCGTGAATGTCCCATTCTTCCGCTATTTCGCCGTATTCCTTTGTAACCGGCGAATCTTTTAACATTGTGTTAACCTCTTGCAAAACATCGTCATAGTCTTGCGCTGCATTGATCCAACGCCCATGTAACCAACCATTATTATATGCAGCTAAACAAGCAACGTATACGCGCGCCATAATGATACCTTTAGTTTAATAGTTTAGTTTTGTGTCTTGCGAATTAATCGCAAGTCGCTAACCCTTATAAACTAAGAGGTAAAGTTTGCTATTAATCCGGCATTAAGTCCTTAGGTGAAACGCCTAAAGCCCTAGCGATATAAACTATCTTTTCTAATCCTACGCTTCTATGTCCTCTCTCTACTGAGCTTATATAAGTCGGGTGCAAGTGCGCTAATTCGGCTAATTGCTCTTGAGACAATTCGGCCTGATAGCGCAACATGCGCACCGTTAACCCAAAGGTTTTCTTTATAGATTGTTTTTTAAACTCTTTAGTCATATGATTAGCGTATCCATGACTAAAGAATTAAAACATAGACTATACGCTATGAAATGATACGATTGACTAAGTCCCCTTTGCTTGCGTATTTCCTTTGTAAAGCTTTAAGGTCGCATACTACACTACCTAGCTTGCACCATTGACCAAAAAAGTAAGACTCGTTTTCCGTCCTTCCGGCGCTCTTTTCTTCAAGATAGCGCGATTCAAGCGCTACTAACTCCTTGCGGTATTGCTTAATCAACATTCTTAAATCTTCCTTCATAGAGAGTATATCCTTAGATGTGTGTAGTTATGCTTATATTCACTAGCGAACTCTAGAGCCTCGCGCCACCCTTTGAAGGTGTAGCGCGATACTTGAGCGTTTAGGGTGTATTCAACTATGCACATAATTCCACCCCCTATAGTGCTGACGGTCGAACGCTTCAATACCGGCAATCTCTAACACACCATAGAGGCGTTTAGACACACCCGGAAGGCGCGCAATTGATCCGTTAGGGTTAATCCTAAAGCTTCCAGTTTTCTTGCATGGACGCGTTTGTAGTAAATCTTTCTTATCTTGAGACCAAGGCCCGGTAAACTCATAGACCGTCCCGGTGATAGCGCCGTCCTTATTTTCTTTCCCTATTTGCAATATGTATTTGTAGTTAGAAGAATAGCGGTCAAATTCGTCGAGTTTTTCAACTTGATCTAATACGCAATTAGCGCGTGCACTACATGAATAGCCCATTATTCACCCCCTTCAATCAAAACTAGATCATAAAGAGGTTGAAAGTTAGAATCAGCACTTATGCGAATAGTTGTATCGCAAATATCATCACAATACACTAGATCTATAGCTTTAGGCTTTAGATAGCCCTCGTCAATCATGCGCTCGATAATTTCGTTATTCTCAAAGCTGGTAGGTATCTCAACAATTCCAGCCTTATGCCAATCGTTAGTGTCCCAGCCACCTTCTTCATCTGTAGCCCACGCGTCTATAGCGTATACTTGATATTTCATATAGCCTCTTAGTTTAGTTGTTTGTGTATCCAACCGCTTCAACGTACTTGCTTTTCTCTATGCCTCTTTGCGCTAGGCGCTCCGCATGATTATTCAACTTTCCAGTTAACCGCGCTTGAATGGTGATAACCATAACAGACAACACAAATTCCAGTCAATAGGTTTCTGAAATTTCAGTTAAAATTGTGCATTCTCTCTAGGGAAACCGTCCGATTTTAAAATAAATAGGCGAATATGTTAGGATAAAGGTATAATCAAGCTTGACTAATGGCAATCCCGCGCCTAGCGGGCTAGCCTAATAGCTAACTAGTAAACAAGTGAATCACGCGCAAGATAACATGGGATTTCCTAAAGGTGATAAACGTATAGGCGATAAAGCGCGCCAACCTTCCAACGGGGTTAAGATAGCTAGTGAGCTAATAGCGGAAGCGCTACGCAAAACTAGAGGCAATATAGCGCGCGCTGCTGATAAGATAGGGATTACTCGTACTACCTTACACTCACGCATAAATAGAGAGCCTGAGTTGAAACAGATTGTAGATGACTCTAGAGAGCGTTTTCTTGACGATCTCGAGGATGTCTTTCAGAACAAAGCTCTTTCTGGTGACACTGTAAGCGGGTTGTTCTTACTCAAGACTATAGGAAGAAAGCGCGGATACGATCAAGACCGTGATGTTATGGTTGAGAGCGCAACTAAGGGCGCTTTAGACTTCATATTCAACCGCACAAAGAATCCTGCTGAGTCTTAGAGATACGCTAGCGCAATGCTAGCGCCTTCACACACTATCCACAACACGCTACACAACACGCAATAGTTGAACGCTTAACATTCGGTAGCGTTCAAGCATACATATATCAAAGATATCATACTACGCGCAGGCGCATGACGCACGCACGCGCGGTTAGTCGGGGGACTCTACCCGAAAGCCGAGACCCCGGCACTCCTTAATCGAACCGGTACTATGTTTATTTCATCCCAGATCACTTTCTCCCACTTAAATAATATTTTAGTTCAGAATCGTATAATTCATCTCTGAAACGAGATATTAAGGATTACTTACTACCTGAAATTTTTTTTGATGGGTATTTGGTATAATGGTTAATGGATTGCGCAAACCGACGGAGGGTTATGTCTTTAGAGAAAGCTATCAAGTATGGGAAGGAGTGGCGTAAGCAGTATAGGGATTCGCGGTTGTTCTCATGGGGATGTCGGAATCATGGATCGTGCAAGTGTTGTGAGGGTAATCGCTTGTATGCGTCTAAGAAGCGTTTGATGAAGGCTATGTATGACGAAAAAGAAGTATTACAAGAAGTCGCATAGAGATTGTCCTTGCTGTGGATGGCAGGGGCATGTGCGTAATAATTCGAGAAAATGGCTCTCCCATAAGCGGGGAGCCTATCTACCAATTTCCTACCAATATCTACTGAATTAGTAGAAAGAAAAAAGGCCACCCTCTTTCGAGAGTGACCCCAACACAAAACTAAGGATATCAATGAACAACTTCAAGGTATCTTTTTCAAATTTTTTTGTCTAGACTTTTCACAGAAAATTATTTCGATATCCAGTTGATTTTTTCTTGACTGTGCCTTAAATTTTCAGTTATACATCTAGTTAATAAATGAGGTACTGTTATGGCGCGTATGCAGATAACGATCAATAGAAAGTCCGAGGATGTTTTCGAGTTCTCGTTCTATAAGAATTCCCCAGCCGGCGATATTGCGGAGGAGCGTGCGGAGATTGTGCGATTGATGGATGAGGCTACTGATGCGTTGATGCGTCAATCGCAGAAGATAGACAGCATGCAGTTGAATTCATCTTCGCAGGTTTATCGCATAACGATTAAGGCTGGGGGTTTAGATGCGTAAGGTAAGGGTTAAGAAGTTGCGCAAGATGTTTAGAGTTCTCTCGATCGGTAAAGACGAAGTAGAGAGGAATCATTGGCGCAGGTTTAAGAAAATGATGAAAGGGGAGAAGGTCTAATGTATTTAGTATTGATTCCAGTGCAGAAGCTTAATGGTGCTCGAAGTAATTATTATGAAGCTAACTATATGGCAGATCCAGTTGATGTGTGTAGAGCGCTCGGAGGGGGTGCTATAGTTTACAAGTTAGATGCGTTAACAGAGATTATAGACATTGAAATTACTTGTAGCGAGAAGGTGATAAATGCAAAGCGAACGTAGTCTTATTTATCGACCAAACTATCAAGACTATAGATTTAGTTTCATTCCAGAGTTCGAGGCATACGGCTGAAAGTTTACGCAGGGTACTGCGATATTGAATGATGCGTGGGTGATTAACCTTAGGACGCCGGGCCGTAAGTACAAGATCCGTAGAGATAGGTATGTGGGTCAGCATAAGTCTGTTCGCTTCCGTAGATATGAACAACTGCCTTGTGTGCCACTAGATAGTTATGCAGATCCCGGCTCTGATCCTGTCAACTATGAAGAGCTTAACCTGCTCTATAGTAATGCTAAGAAGTCTTGGGATGCAAGGTCTACATATTTAGGCACTCTGAGGGAGATGCAGAGGGAGTATAACGTTAGAAAGTCTAAAGAATTATGGGAATCCCCATGCGATGGGGTTTATAAGTTTAATACAATCAAAAGAAGGAAGAAAGAAATGTTTAATGAAGACGAAGTTAGTTTCATTGAAGAAACTGCAAATAGAGATTTGAAGGCTCTTAATCACAAGATTGAGCAGATGGTTAATGAGATGGCGCGCATGGGTAAGCAGTTGAGCGACCTGAAGGTTGTGGAGTCTAAGTTGACTTCGATTCTTAGAGCGATCGAAGAAGAAAAAGAAGATGATCGCTGCCGCGGGGCCTGCTAATGAATATTTTTAAAGGCACTCTTAGGTATTTAGAGCACCTAGGGCGCATGCGTAAGTTTTCGCATGATGAGCCAGTATTGGATCCTCGGCGCATGGTCAACCGCACGCTTTATGGCACTGATTATCATCCTGAAGATGTAGCTTTTCAGCTTACCAAGGCTTTAAAGCATTTTCATACTGAGATGAATGGAGTTTCTATTCAAGAGTATGGCAAATGCCTAGCTGATGAGATGGTTCACGGCTTCGGCATCTTGGAGCATGCATGGGTAGATGGTCGGTTAACAGTTAAGGCAGTTCGCCCGGAGAACTATATTGGATAACGTTAATCATCCTTCGCACTATCAAGGTAAGAACGGCATAGAGAGTATTAATGTCATTGAAGGGTTCGATCTCGGATTCCATCTTGGTAATGCCCTTAAGTACATACTAAGGGCTGGCAAGAAGGGCGATCGCGTTGAGGACATCCGCAAGGCGATATGGTATCTCAATCGAGAGATTGCAAGGCATGAGAAGTGGGAAGACCCAGTAGTGCCATAAGGGTTCATGGTGCAGCGGCTAGCATACCTCCCTGTCACGGAGGAGGCGACAGTTCGATTCTGTCTGATCCCGACGGACTCGTAGCTCAGTCGGTAGAGCAGCGGATTGTTAATCCGCAGCGCGTAGGTTCAAGTCCTGCCGAGTCCTAACGTGCCGTAGCTCAATAGGTTAGAGCGGCACTCTTATAAGGTGCAGGTCGGTGGTTCAATTCCACCCGGCACGAAACGAGTCGGTTACAAAATGAAACCTAGTGAGGTAGTATGTTCAATAGGAAGAAAGAGAAAGAGAGATTAGAGAGAGAGAAACTTATGCGTTTAGAGTTAAACGCGTTTCACGGTACTGTGAGGGCTGCCGAGAAACAGAGCCATGAAGCAGTTCAACTTCTTAAGGAGCTTAAGTATAAGATTAATGAAGATATGAGGGAAGAGCTAGATACTACTCAGAGAAAGTATATAGCTCTGTTGGAAGCAAAACTCATTCAATTCGATCAAGAAGCTGTTAAGATAAAAGCAGAGAAGGACGCTCAATATCAGCGCCTTCATAATTACTTCTATTCAGGTGCTCGTCCTTAGCTTATAGAGGTGTTCAATAGCGTCGCATAGAATCTTGGACTTTTCAGGCTTTCCTGAGCGTTTCATCTCTTCTAAGCATAGCTCGTTGAACATCTTCCAATGCTCTTCACTTAGGTACATTGTCACCTTAACCTTTTCCTGTTTAGGTGTGTTTACTTCTTGCGGTTTTGATGTATCTACGTTTTGCGGTATTGCCTCGTAGTCCATTAACTTCATCTTCTTTTTGATGCTTTCTTTAGCTTGTTCTATACTCGACATTTTACTTCCTCCACTAGTTCACGATAGGCTTCTGCGCCTTTAGAATCAGGGGCATAATCGAAGATCGACTTGCCGTTCTTTTGTGCTTCATCCAGCTTAATGTTTTGCGGTATTACGGTATTTAGTAACTTAGGGCCAAAGATTTCATGCAGCGCGGTGTTTACTTCCTTAGCTGCGTTTGCCCTTAGGTCGTGAAATGTTACCAGAACGCCTGTGATCTCTATACGGTGTTTTTGTACCCAGCCAATCTTTTCGTTAATGTAGTTGACGGTTTCAATGAAGCTATTGACGCCCTCCAAGGCGAAATAGCGTAATTGAACCGGCAGAATGATCTCTTTAGCTGCGATAAATGAGTTGATCGTCAGGTTGCCGAAGTTAGGTGGGCAGTCAATGATGATGTAGTCATGCTGCTCATTTTCGATCTTATTCTTTAGGCGAAACTCTTTTGCGCCCATAGAGGATAACTTCATATCTGCAATCGCTAGAGATAAATCAGCTGGAATGATATCAAGATTTGGAATGTAGGTAGGTTGCCTTACATCACCAACTGATACCGATTCATTACATAGAAGGTCTGAGATTGTGAGCTTGGATTCTGTGCTTATTCCAAGCCCTTTAGAGGTATTTCCTTGAGGGTCGATATCTACCAGCAATACTTTATTACCGCAATACGCTAAACCGGCAGCAAGGTTAATGGCCGTTGTAGACTTACCTACACCGCCTTTTTGATTTGAGATCGCTATAATTCGCATACATACTCCTTGTTGTGTACACGTTATAGCGTTTTACGGTATTACTGTAAAGAAGTTCCTAATTGTCGCTCACAAAGCTTCCTGAGATACTCGTTAACTGTCTGATTCTCATCATATTCTTCATGGAAGTGATCGCGCATAGCAAGCGCGCGCCAATCTGTTTCTTCAGGCGCCCATTGACCTTCAAGGCCATAGCATGAGCAGTGTGACGCGTTAACTTCATAGAGGACGCCTCCATGCTCGAAAAGAACAAAGGATTGCCCACAGTAGTCTCCAGCGCCATACCATGCGATATAGACTGTACTTTCATTCAAGGTCTTTAGGATATGCTCGTAATCCTCTTTATCTTGATAGTTAGAGTATTCTTTAGCTACATCTTCATTAGATTTAAATTCTGCTACGTACATATTAATCCTTATCAAAGTTAAAAGAGTTAATTAGATCTTGGATAGCTTTATATTCTTCTTCATATTGAGTATTTAGAATTATATTAGAGTTTTTACCATTAAGATAATCAATATTAGCCTGATTCAATGTATTTAGATTTTCTAAAAACTCTTTTAAGGTTTTTTTCACTATTAATCCTTATATGGGTCTATTTCGTTTTCTGAGGCCATACAAACGCCTATCGGCTTAAGTCGGTGTATTGCCTTGACCGTCTCGCGATGTGCGAATAGAACTTGTTCTATGCGTTTATAGCAATGCGGGGATTCATCCACACCAGCCCCCCGGAGTTCGACATCGAAACGTTTAACCCAATCTTCCATGTCGTTCTGGGATACCAACCCAGCTCTAATAATTTCGCCTGTCTTACGATTACGCTTTCCTTTAGCCTGGGCGCGACCCATAATCCGGCCGGCGCCGTGGATGGTCGAATACATAGAATCTTTGGATTCGTCGCTATCCACTCCTTCAAGGATGAATGAGTAATCACCCATAGACCCGCCAACAAAGCTTTTTTCGCCGGGAAAATTAGGCGTTGCGCCCTTTCTAACGACCCATAAGTCTTTCCCAAAATGAGACTCCCTCCATGCAAAATTATGGTGATTGTGTACTTCTTCCAGAATGTCGGCTCGTAGTATCTGCGCAACACGCGCACACACCCAATCACGCCCTGCGTAAGCGTACCTACCAGCCATTTCCATACATTTGAGGTACTGTTCTCCGAGGTCGGAAGTTTCGTCCAAGACAACTGGTTTTGCGTGAATACCATCCTTCCCCCCCGCTTTTTCTATAAAATGTGTGGCTATGGAGTGTCCCAATCCGCGGCTCCCAAAATGTACCCCAATCCACACGCGATCAAGATCGTCAACAAAAATATCAACATAATGGTTACCGGAACCAACAGTGCCAAGCTGCTCAATAGCTTTAGACCTAAGATTCCTAAGCAAATCAAGCTCAGTCCATAAAGGATCATCAAAAAGATTGTGCTCGACTCGTTCATTATTTTTCCTCCCTACTCCGAAGCTGATGTGCTTCTGGACTTCGTTCATACTTCGATAGATGTTAGCCCGTACTTGATTAGAATCAGCGTTAACCCGTACAGCCTTATTGCCACATGCAATGTCAAAGCCAACGCCATTAACACAGATACGCCCTTCATAAGCGATAACGCCACCAATAGGCACGCTATATCCAATATGGTGATCAGCCATAAGGGCTCCGCAATAAGCTTCATGCTTCAAGGCCTCCTGCATTTGTAGAATTGTTTCGGCGTCAGGGTCACCCCATACCGGAAGATTATTTAGTCTTTGCATCTTTCTTCCACTCCTTAGCCAATTCAGGCTTGCAGATAACGAAAGTTGCATCTAACTCTTTAGCCCATTGCATATCTACTTTCCAATGTTCGTGGCAATACTTCTTAACAAGATTTTGGAACTCCTTCAAAGGTACGGCTCCCCTGAATACAACATAACCCTCGTCATGTATCTCTAAGCACCATGTAGACATATTGCCTCCTATTCTAGTGGTTAGTTCACAAGGTAGCACACACAAAATTCAGTAATCAAGAAAAATATTGCTTGTCGTAAATTAAAGCGATTTTCTATATCTTAAGTTACAGGATGTTTAACTGGAATTCCTGTAAATAATCGGGTGATAAGTCTAGATGGACACACCTAATGTAACAATTTGAGGTATATAATGAGTGATCAACAGGATCATCTTTTGAAGATCGTTTTAAATAACGGTCAATTAATTGGTTTATATTGCGATGAAATGTCGTTAGCTGAGTTAGTGTCACACCCTAAGTTCTTTAAGATGAACGATAAAGTGAATGATATCTATGTGTCCGTTGATGAGATCGCCGCCTTTGAGATTGCAAGCAATCGAAAGGAACCGCCTAAACCAATGGAGAGTAATGGTGAAAACCAAGGAACAGATAAAAGCCCGGAACAAGCTTAGTTGTGAGAATTGCGGCATTAAGGACGAGTTAGAGTTCTTCGAGCACGTACTTGGGGGAATTAGATTGTGTCAAGACTGTGCCGATCTGCCCGTTAGAAAAGTGCGTAAACGAGGACTTAATTGGGTTAAGGTCAAAGGGGAGTACTTTCCCCCTGACTTCCCTGTAGCAAATAGTGTGGAATAGGATGGATCTTCAAGAGAGCAAAGCTGTAGAACTGTTATCGAACAAACTTTGGCGTCTGTCTAATCTTTATTACATTAAGGATAAGACAGGCGACAAAGTGTTGTTCAAACCTAACTGGGCACAGTTAGAGCTTATGAAACCGCATTATCTTAATATTATATTAAAGGCCCGACAGTTAGGCGTGACGACGTTTCACGCCTTACTTTTTCTAGACACGTGCCTATTCAATCACAATATCAATGCTGCGATCATAGCAGATAATAAGCCTAATGCAAAAGAAATTTTTATTGATAAGGTCAAGTTTGCGTATGACTGTCTACCTGATTGGCTTAAGCAGATGGCGCCCGCAAAGAGAGATAACGTAAATGAATTGCGATTCGAGAATGGATCGGTATTCCGTGTGGGTACGTCACTTAGATCGGGAACCCTCCAGCTGCTTCACGTCACTGAGTTTGCTAAAATTTGTGTCGAGAATCCAAGAAAGGCCAACGAGATTATTTCAGGTGCTCTCAACACTATTCAGGCTGGTCAATTTTGCTGCATTGAAAGCACTGCACGAGGTAGGGGTGGCGCTTTCTACACCATGTGCAAAAAGGCAATGGATCAGCAAGAATCAGGCGTTGAGCTCAGTAAACTCGATTGGAAGTTTTGGTTCTTTAGTTGGTGGAAACATCCTGAATATACATTGGATTCCAAGGGAGTCGTATTCACCAAAGAGCAAAACGAATATTTCGAGAAAATCGAAGCCGAGATTGGCCAGAAATTAACCATAGAGCAGAGAGCGTGGTACGTAAAGAAAGCGGAGACGCAAGGGGAGTATATGACTAGAGAGTATCCTAGTACGCCGGAAGAGTCTTTCCTTAGTGCTAATGAAGGTCTTTACTGGGGTCAACAGATGGCAAAGGCGCGTATCGAACGCCGTATCTGTCATCTACCTTATGATGAGCATGCGCTTACGTTTAGCAGCTGGGATATCGGGATAGGGGATAGTACCGCAATTTGGGTGTGGCAGCTCGTAGGGAAAGAGATACACTTTTTAAATTATTACGAGAACAGCGATGAGTCGCTTCCTCATTACGTTAACTGGATAAAGAAGTTGCCATATGTCTTTGAAAAACATTACATGCCTCACGATGCTGCCTCCAGATCTCAAGCAACCGGAAAATCTTACGCTGATGTTGCTAGGGGACTTGGCCTTAAGGTCGACATTATACCTCTCGACCCCAACGAGATGTTTGGAATTGAAGCAGTACGGAATGCTTTCCCTCGATTCTGGTTCGATCAATCCAAGTGCGAAAAAGGCCTTAAAGCCGTCGATGCATTCAAGAAAGAATGGAACGAGAAACATGGATGTTATCGAGAAAAGAGCTTGCATGATTGGGCATCGCATGGTGCTAAAGCACTTATATATGGAGTACAGGCAATCGACAAGATGCAGATAGGCAGGGGCTTATCAGCTGAAGAGTGGCGTCAACTAAGGAGGAGCGTGTAATGGGAGCAACAATAGAGGAGTGGCCCGAGGATGTTAAACCTAATTCAAAACCTGATAGGGCGTGCAAGAATTGCAGGCACTTCTGTCCGTACGTATATGAATTCGATGAAGATGTGGATAGTGATCTCATGGTGTCTGACTATGGAGAGTGTCGAAGGTTTCCTCCGAAACTTGTTCCGGCAGAAGAGCATGGGTTCCCGGTAGTCGAAGATACGATGTGGTGTGGTGAATTCGACATTTAAACTGAAATTTTAGATAATAAGGGAGAAGAGGATTAACAGGATTTCGACTGAAATTCCAGTTGATTCTTATAACGTTCATCCAGTGGATGCATGACTTATACTCCCCAGTCGAACGATAAAGTTTTCAAGTTTAACCAATTCTTCTACGACGCCTATCGTACGTGGGGGTTGTACTATGCTGCTGCCTATCGCGACTTGCGAATGTACGCCGGCGATCAATGGACGCAGGTAGAAAAAACTTCGCTTGAGCAGCAAAAGAGGATGGTTCTTCAGCTTAACAAAGTTAGGCGAGTAGTTAATCTTTATAGCGGGTATGAGCGTGAAAACCGTCTTAGTACAGTCTGTGCTCCAGTCGAGGATTCTGATGAGGATACAGCTGATCTCCTCTCTGACGTTATGTTGTATGTCTATGATAAAGGCGATGCACATCATGTCATCTCCGAAGCTTTTGAGCATACGCTTAAAACAGGTTTGTCGATTGTCGGAATATACATTGACTACAGCAAAGACAAGGTTAACGGGGATATCAAGTTTTACTGGAAGCCCTTTAACGCCCTTATGCTTGACCCTTATTTTACTAAGCGAGACTTATCAGATTGCGATCAAGCAAGCACTAGGGACTTACTAAGCCGAGAACAAGTTAAATCTATGATGCCGTGGATCGATCCTTCGATCATAGATAATATCCCTACAGGTATCCGTGATAATAAATATCAATATCTTGGCATATATCGTCAATACAATTCAACTTACATAGCAAGAAATCTCCTTACCTATGATCAGCATTGGGTAAGGATTAACAAGCCTCAAAAGTATCTAGTCGATCTAGATACAGGCGTCACGCAGGAATGGAATGGCACGAAGGAAGAAGAAGAAAAGATTCGCGAAGCAATTGCGCAAAACGAAAACGTCCAAATCATCAACTCATACAAGCGAACTATCGAACTCAACATCATCGTTGGTGGGCGCCTTCTGTATAGTGGTCCTGACCCTACCGGCCTTGACACTTTTCCTTTTGTCGCACTCATAGCATATTTTGAGCCACTCCTAGACACGATAGAGCTCAAGATACAGGGCTTAGTCAGATCCATCTATGATGCGCAACGTCAGTACAACCGTCGCCACAGCCAGATCATCGACCTTATGGAATCGGTAATTAATACTGGTTGGATCTCTAAGAACGGCGCTGTAGTTGACCCTACAATGCTTTTACAATCAGGCCAATCAAGGAACGTAGTACTTAATGATGGATTCGACGTCAACGCAGATATTAGAGAAATCAACGCACCTCAAGTGCCTCCAGGATACCTCCAGTACCAAGACATCATCGACAAGAACATCATGGAGATCCCGGGTGGATCAGAAGAACTCCTCGGAATATCATCTACTGGCGACAGTCAAGTTTCTGGAAGGCTCGCGGAAGTACGTGCTAGTAACGGACTTAAAGGTAATCGTGGTCTCTATGACAACTTGGAACAAACCCTTAAATGGCTCGGTCAAATTGTTTTAAAGGCTATTCAGATCAATTTCACACCGGGGAAGGTCTGGCGTATAACCAAGCGTGATCCTACGCCAGAATTCTTCAGCGGTGAATTCGGTCAATATGACTCAGTAATCAAACAAGCAATCTTAACTCAGACCCAGAAAGCTGCTTACTACTACCAACTCTTGCAGCTTAGGGAAATTGGTATCGCAATACCGGATGACGAGATCGTCGACGCTGCACCTCTTCAAGGTAAGATCCGTCTCCGTCAGAAGATGGCTGAAATACAACAAGCCCAAGAACAAGCAGCTCAAATTGAGATGGATACAGCTAACCGTCAAGCACAGTTGGAGATGTCTCAAATCGACAACAACTTGGCTCTGGCGCAAGAGCGTAGAGCTAGGGTCATCGCTGATATTGGCCTCGCTCGAGAGCGTATCAGTGAAGGCGAACAGAATAAGGCTAAAGCCTTACTCGATAACGCGAAGACCTTCGCAGAGATCGAGGATCTTGATCGGAATCACTTCTTGGAGGTTATGCGTTTCGCGCATGAGACCCAAGTTCATAACGACGATCAAATAACAGAAACCCTCCAGCAAGACAAGAAGTTGGGGGAATCATTAACAGGAGGAAAGCCGAATGGCTAAACAGAAAATGGCAAACATGACCGGCTATAGCATGGGTTATGTACCACCTAAGGGATCTGCTGGCGTTGCCGCTAAAGGCGAGTATTCGCACAACAAGAACCCTAAGTCTGTACCGCGTAAAGGATCATCTTTAGATGGCGATATGGGGTACTCGTACAACTCAGACCGAGGCAAGGTAATGGGCCTTAAGAGAGATCAGGCTATGAATGAGAATCTTCGAGGTCAAGCAGGATGCTAATACTCCCTAAAGACGACCAGATAAAAGCGCACAATGATGCTCGTAAGGGTTTAGAGAACCATTACAACTCCGAGATGGAGAAGATCTTGAGTGCAAACGCATCTAAGGACGTTTACTGGATTTTAGGGAAAGTTAAGTTCCCAGAAGAATTAGGGGGACAAGTAGGTAGAACCTTCCTTCAGGCTTCTGATGTGAAGCCGCCAGTAGTGAAGAATGCCTTTTTATATGAGGTCGATAACCGACGTGGTGTCAAGACCCTACTGTGGGTGATGCACCCTGATGGAAGCATGAGACTTCCTACGTTGAATAAAACGATCCAAGTGTCGCCGGCTAAACGGGCGAAGGGCGTAAGAGTCTAGGTCGCCACTAGATAGAGGGACGCCGCCTGACGGGCGAACAAACGGGTGAAGTATGGATGAAGAACAAGAAGACGCACAACAAGAGCCTGTCTCCGAGGCCCAAGAAGTTGTCGGCGCCGAAGAACAAGTTGGTGAGGCTAGAACAAACCCTCAACGCACTGTTCCTCTGGAAGCCTTAGAGGCTGAACGTCGCAAGCGTCAAGATTTAGAAGCTCAGAATAGAGCCTTGCAGGAACTGATGACAAAGTCTAAAGCCCCTGCGAAGGAAGAAGAACAAGACGATGATGATGAGGAGTTCATCACGAAGGCAGAGATGAAGCAACGCCTTAACAAGATCACCTTCACTCAGAAGCGTGAAATGTTAGAGGAAGCGTACTGCGATTCGAAGCCTGAGGCTGTAGAACTTATTAATCAACATCTCGAAGGAATTATTAAACGAAAACCTTGGTTAGCACAAACGATAGAATCTGCTCCTAACCGGTATGCTAGAGCATACGAGATTGTACAGGATTATATGCCAAGAGACGAAAAGTCCGCCCCTGCTAGTAAGTTTAGTCGACCACAAGCAGAGGCGAAGAAGATCGTAGAGAACGCCCAAAAACCGGGCAATCCAGCCACGATCGCTAAGGCAGCCAATGGTAGCAATATGGACTACCTAAAGTCAATACAGGGGAAACCGGAGTTCAGAGAGTATCGGAGGAAAATGCTAGCTGGGGGCTAACAAAAGGAAGCCCTAAATGGCAAATGGAATGACCACAACCACGCAAGTGGACCCGGAAGTTCAAATTTATTTTGATAACGTTTTGCTAGATAGACATCAGCCTTACTTTGTGTATGGCTATTTCTCCCAACAAAGACGTATTCCTCAAAAGAACTCCAAACAAGCGATCTTTAGACGCTTTGAGAACCTAGCTGACGCGCTCACACCGCTTTCAGAAGGCGTTACTCCGAACCCTGAACAGGTTAACAAGTTCGACGTCACCGCAGTCGTATCGCAATACGGTAAGGTTGTGGAACTTACGGACGATGTCATCATCACCGTACAGGACGAAACCGCTAATGAAGTCGCTGACATGTTAGCACAGAACCAAGCGTCCAGTTACGATAAAATAATTCGTAATATGCTTGTCGCGACCGCAAGCCAGATTTCTTGCCTAAACGGCCAGAACGGGAATGCGATAACGGAGATAACAGTTCCAGATATGGAATTGGCTACAGACTACCTGTTGGGTAACAACGGACGTAGAATGGCTCCGAACATCGAAGGACGCAACATGGAGGGTACAGCCCCAGTTTGGCAGGCCTTCTGGATGGTCGTATCAACAGACCTTCGTACCAACATTAAGCAATTAAGCACATTCGTCCCAACAGCTGCATACCCAAGACAGCAATCTGTTCTTGAAGCGGAACTGGGTGCATGTGACGAAATTCGCGTCGTTATGACTACAGAGGCATATAAGTCCACAGCTAACCCAGCAGTGTACTCTAACCTCGTATTTGCTGCTAACGGCTATGGAACCATCGCTATCGACGATCAGTCTATGGAGATGATCATTAAGCCTCTTGGAGCTGGTCAAGACCCACTTAACCAGAGATCCACTATGGGTTGGAAGGGCCGTCTTGGATGTACAATCCTCGATGATAGCTGGGTAATTAACCTACTTTCAACAAGACCATAAGGAGGAGATTATTATGGCCGTAACCGATTTTTCAGTAGCTAACATTGCAACCTTCAAACTGACATCAGGTGGAGCTGCATACAACATCACAGTGCCTTTTGAAGCGGATACTATCGAGTGGTTCAACTACACGAAGTACGCTACGAACTCTAATAACCTACAGGGTATTTGGTTCGCAGGCTTCCCGGCTGGTGATGCATTAATCATAGCGAGGGGTACTACTACTCTTACGTCTACACTAGAGACCACAAACGGTGTTACAGAGCTTCCAGATGGCTCAGGGTTCGCTGCTACGCAGATTCACCCGACAGCTATCAACGCTTCAACAGCCGTCGTTACTGCAACGAATACACTTCAGAATGGTCAATTCGTTCGAGGTACAAACTTCAGAGCCAACCCGCCTGCGGATGCGACAGGTATGTACGGTCTGAACGATCAAGTATTCCAAGTGGGTAACGTAAGCGGAAGCGCGTTCACTCTGTTCCTGCCTTACACCAACCTCGGCATTAGCCCAGATTTAAGTGGCGAGACTGCATTCGTGAATAACGGGGTAGCTCAGTTCAACTTAATTGGTCAGTCTCTAGGCACAGTCAACCCTGCGCCTGTTTACCAATACACATTGGGTACAGCTGTTATGGGTGCTGATGGCGACGTGATTTACATCCGCGCTATGAAGGCAAACCAAGTCACTAACCTTGGAGATGTAGGTTAATGACTAACACCGAGCTGGGATTCGCGATTACGCAATTAGCCTCACCTTCCGACATTACACAGACAGTGCCGGTAGTAGTGACTATTGATGATCACGGTCTCCAGCCCGGACAAGTTTTGCGTGCAACGCGTTTCTATGCGTTGCCGCTTGCTGATGCGACGGGCATGGAACAACTCAACAATCGAGCATTCGTCGTCGAGAACACTACTGAGAATACATTTGAACTCTTCGATCAATACGGAGCACCGATTGACGGAACTAATTATACCGCCTACGTCGCTAACGGACTAGGCCAATTTAACCTAACTGGGCCGGATCTATTCACCCAGAATTTGAATGTCATGGAGACATAATGAAGAAAGAATCAAAAAAAGAAGACCCTAGTGTTTATGAAGCGACTATGGCGTTAGTCGAGTCAACATATAACCCTGAGGAAGACCTTCCTACAAAGCTAGAGCATTTTCCTATCTATAACAAATGGGCACGCAAGAACAAGATTCCAGTGAAGTGTCCGACTGAAGACTTCTATCCAAAGATGAAGGTGCGTTTTCAACGCTTCGAGCAACCAACAAACGTTTTGAAATGCAGAGTCCGTAACAAGGATATCGACTGGTCAGGCCAGCTTATTCCGGGATGCGTTTACGACTTATGCATGCCCGTTATTAAGTGGCTAACAGGTTTATCAGAACCAATCTACGCAGAAGTAAAGATCCAGAATGATGCTGGTGGTGGTCGCTATGTAGAGAAAACAGAAACGAAACAAGTAGGCGAACGCGCTCGATTCAGCTGCCAACCTATTAGTTTTGAGGGGTAAGACATGGTTAAAACAGCAAGAGACATCATCGGAATAATGAGATTAGCAACAGGCAGGATGGACTCATCCGACCCTCTGTTTACTGATGAGATCATGCTTGGCTATGTCAATGACTATTACACGCTGGAAATGGGTCAAGAGTTGCGCCTTAAAGAGAAGCGCACATGGTGGGAGTTCGTTTATGGGCCTACTGAGTTGAACCCACTTCCAGTTGATTTGCAGAATCCTTTTGGTGCACCTCCAACAACTCAATTTACTACTATCGGCCCATTCTGCACCGCAGATGGTTTCGAGGTGTTTTGGTATGAAGATCCAGCGCAATTCTATGCTATCTGGCCTGAGACGCAACCTTATCAACCTCAAAGACCTACATATGTGTTGTATTACAACAACACTCTAACTTGGCGAGGGCCGCCAGATCGCGATTACGCAATGAAAATCAATGCCTATCAGGTGGAAGTTCCAATGCTTTTGGATGATCCAATCCAGAACGACTACCTATGGCGATATATCGCATACGGAGCAGCTAGAGACCTTTTAAATGACTACAGAGAGTTCGATGTAGTTCAACAGAACGCCCCTGCATTTAACGACTATCGAAGCAAGGTTTACGCGCGTACGTATCAGCAACAACAGAATCAACGTTCAACTCCGAGGTTTTAGATGACGTTCTCAATCATAGTACCTAATGCCACTCAAAGTCCGGGGTTATTTCCAGCTCAGAATAACACGAACTTTCAGCGCTTAAAAGACATAATCAATAACGATCACAACTTCACGGATTCCACCTCCTTAGGTCAAGGTATTCATAAGCAGTGCACCATGATCAACAGGGACACTCCTGTAGGTCTGCCAGCTGGTAATGGCATACTTTACTCTCAAGCAGATGGTGTCGGAGCATCGCAATTGCATTGGTATAACGGTGCATCGGATGTAACGCTTACACCTCCTATCGTAAATGCTCCGCTTAAGGTTACAGGATCAGTTGTGTTAGCAGGAAACGCTACCTCTAGTTCAGTTTATACAGTTCCACCTAATAGTCAGGGAACGATCTTCGTTAACTATATTAGTCCCGCCGGTAACTTTTACAGATTATATATGTTCTACAGATCATCTACATCCTCTGTAGGGGCACAACTTATTTTAGACAGTCCTAATACAAGTAGGCCTGATATCGCTATTAGCGGTGCAAACCTATTAGTTGTAAACGGTAACAGCAGTACAAGGACAGTCGGTTACTGGATTAACGTGGTGTCATTCTAATGTCATATCAAGGCTACTTAATTTCAAACTTCGATACCGGGTTCGATAGAGAGAGGCAACCTTGGCTCTTACCTGACGATGCTCAATTTGAGCTGTTCGATGGGTTCGTCTATCGAGGTGTATGGCAGAAACGAGAAGGATATAGCCAATTCGCTACAGGTCAGCGTGGTGGGGCTCCGTATTGCGAATCTAGAATGATTAATCGCATAACGGCTGAAAACATTGGAACTGGTGATGGTGCTACTCTCATTTTCGATGCCATGCTATCAGAGATCCCCGTCAGGCGTGGTACTGTTACAATTAACTACACCATAGGGGGAACACCTAGAACCGCAACAGACAACGGATTAGGGGCTATTTCAGGCTTCGGACTAAACAGCGCTCTTTCAACTATAGACTATACGACTGGTGCAGTGCATCTCGTATTCACTAGCGCACCTGATAACGCAACCGCAATAACCGCAACATACGATCAGCATCAAGGCTTTCCGGTTATGGGTGTGATGAACTTCTATACGCAACAAAATACTCGAGAATTGATTGTAGCGGATACAACTTATGTTAACCGATATAACTCCGTCACTAACCGACTGGATGATATCTCTCCAACCGTTTTGCTCACTGGCGATAAACACAATTTCATGTCATGGGTCAATTACCCTACTCCTCAGAATTTACAGAGACTCTTGTTTGTTAACTTTAAAGACCCTGTTCAACAATATGATGGCTCTACCGTCACGCCTTATCCGATTTACACGTCAAGCCTTCAAGTCACGGCAGCATCTTTTGGAACAGGAAATGGAACGCCGGGGCCATACACATTCACTACACCTACCGACACTGGAATAGTGCCGGGTTCAGTTACGATCACTGCAACTGCTCAAGTAGTTACCGATGATCAGTTTGGCAATCTTAAGGGCGATGGAACGGGCACAGTTGACTATCTGAGTGGTGCGATCGCAGTCACGTTCAATGCTAACGTTGCAAATATGAGCGCGATCACTATAACCTATAAACAGCTAAATACACCAATAGAGACAGCCCTACACATCTTCCAATTCAAAGATCGACTCATAGTTGAATATACGATCGAGAATACAGGAACTCAATATGGACATAGAATTCGTATTTCAGGCACAGGCGCTTTCGGTGATGTCTTTACACAAGACGCAATAGGCGCCGGGGTTATAGACATACCAGCTGATACCTTTATTTCTTCTTCAGACTTCAATAGAGACGATCTGTTGATCTTCTTGAAGCAAGAGACATGGGTGATGAAATACACGCAGAATGACGTCGTTCCGTTCGCTCTAGATAGATTAGATGGAACTCGCGGATCTGAAGCTCCATACGGCACTATTACATACCTCAATAGAACGAACGCCTTAAGCCCTATAGGTCTAATTATAACGGATGGGTATTCAGTTGAGAGAGCTGACGACAAGCTACCTGATTACTCCTTCAATGAGATAGACTCCGACAACTTCAATTTATGCTTCGCTGGGTCAGTCGATAAAGATCGAGACCATTATCTAATTCACCCTTCAATGGGTCAAACTAAATCCGACAGGATATTAATTACTAACTACGAAGAAGATAACTACTCTGTTTATAGGATTCCTCTTAGTTGCATGGGTAATTACATTGTATCCTTCGATGTTACATGGAATGATCTAACTATCTTTAATTCATGGGATGAGATGGCTTCCATTTATGGAAACTGGAACTCATTCGCATTCTCTAAGGGTGCGCCTATCTCAATAGGTGGTGGACATGAAGGTCAGATTGTTCGATTGAATGACATCGAAACTGAAGATTATCCCGTATTGATTCGAGACATTACCGTAATTGATTCAGAGACGATTCAAGTCACTACAGACTTTCAAAACTATGAGATTGGTGACTTTATAGCCTTAGAAGCTATCAGCGGAATGGTTGAGGCTAACAATAAGCAATATGAATTAGTCGATATCACATCGCCTTACATATTCAATCTAAGGGTAACGGCAGGGGTCGACGCTACAGCCTTTTCAGCTTATACGAATAACGGTGTTGCTTCTAAGTGTATAGTGTTCGACTGTAAGACTAAGAAGTTTAATCCATTCGCTAATGCCGACAAGAAGGTTAGCTGTGGATGGCTATACTTTTACGTTTCTACAGCTGGAACTGATCTTACAGTAAACAAGCTAATAACAGATGCTAGCCAGACGAATCCTTGTGTTTTAGAAGTACCGGGGCATGAATATAAGACTGGCGAACAGGTATACGTTAACGGCGTTCAGGGCATGACTGAGCTTAATGGCCTCTTCTATTACATTACGGTTATTGACTCTGACACTATATCTTTAGATGGAATTGATGCAACAGGATTTACAGCATACACCTCGGGAGGGTTCACATCAACTCCTGAGCAAGCAATCCTACAAGTAAGATGCATTAGCAATGATACCGAACAGTCCACACAGGTTTTCCCTTACAATCCAGCTCCATATCAGGTCAACTTATCGAACCAAGAAAGCGAGAACGGGATTAAGAAGTGGTATAAACTTTGGATTAACCAGACTGCAAGATTCGTGCAATTCGAAGTCATTAACAATCAAGCTGGTGCGGTAGTACAAATACACGCAATAATGCCCGGATTTGCACCGGTGGGGAGGCTTATCTAATGCCTACTCAGCCACCGAGATTTAACTGGGGTACTGAAATTAAGAATATTAACCCCACATTGTATAATCAACTTAACGACTCTTACAGCTCGACTGCGCGAGTTTTAAACACAAAGACTAGCAAGTATATCACCAATGTCAACCCACCCGCGGATGCTCAGGTAAACACTCTATTTGAAGAGGGTGACTTCTGGGTAAACACAGACACAGATAACGCATGGATATTGACATCTAGGTCGACAAACACAGCAGTGAGCTGGAAGCAAATAACTTAAAGGATAGAATATGGGAAAACTAGATTTTGCAGGTGGAGCAGGTGGAGCAGCATCAGGAGCCGCTATCGGGAGTGCCTTCGGGCCTATCGGAACAGGTGTTGGTGCGGTAGCTGGTGGTTTGCTTGGACTGTTTGGCCGTAAGAAGAAAAAGGCTAAGAAGCTATCGACTTTAGATAAGACTCAACAAGGAATTTATAATCAGAATGCAGAAGGGCTTCAAGGTAGAGGTAAGTTCGCAGACCTCTATAATTTTGATGCTGATGCAGCAAGAAAAAACTTTAACAATATGTACGCCCAACCTGCCTATCAGCAGTTCCAAGAGGAAGTGGTTCCGGGTATTACTGGCCAGTTCCGTGGAGGTAACCTTCAAAACTCTTCCTACTTGGGGGGCGCTTTATCTAAGGCAGGGACAGACGTACAAAGGAATTTGGATGCTCAGTTAGCGAATATGCTCTATCAGGGTCAAAACGACTCTGTGAACCGTCGTATTAATGGTATCAACAACCTTCTAAATATGCAAACTTTTGCATATCAACAGCCTCAACAGTCCGCAGGTGATCAAGTGTTTGGTTCCTTGTTAGATATAGGTGGTAAGGCAGCAGGAGCATACTTCAATAATAAGTTTGCACCTCAACCAGCTGCGGCGGGAGGAACAACATAATGCCAAGCGCACAAGTAGTTAACTTCGGAGAAGACCCATACGCTAATGCTATGGGGACTTTCGCTAGAAACTTTCTAGGTGAAATCAATGAAAAAGCAGGTCAGCGCAGGAACGAAAACATCTTTCAAAAGATTAAAGAGAAGTACGGGCCAGATGCGCAACCTGAAGACATATTCAAAGACGTTTTAGAGCATGAAGGATTAGATCAAGAGTATAAGAGAAACAAGCTTAATGAGATCAAGGAATATGCCGCTATTGCGACTAAGGGTAAGACCACTCCTTATCAAGACGCTATGCTTAAAATCAGGCAAGAAGAGTTGAATCTTAAGAAGGATAAAGCCGAAAAGGGTGAAGGTGAAAAAGAAATCACCCCATATCAAAAGAAAGTTCTTAAGAATCAAGAGACGCGATTGAGCCTAGAGAGACAAAGATTAGATCAGGCCACTAAGACACAAGATAAAAAGCTTCCTGAGTACGTAGATAAATATACAACCAATCTATTGAAGAACGCAGAGGAGAAGCTTCCTGCACATGATAAGGCTGATCTTAATGCCTTTATCGAGCAATTGATGACAGATGAAGAGAACCCTATGAATGTTAACGACGCATTCAACAGGGCATATGATTACATTCAGGCACGTCGAGAGAAGATAGATAGCGTTCAGATTACACCTCGTCCCTCCTCATGGTTTAAAGATAATCCTGACGCGATTGCCGAGAATCAAGAGAAGGCCTACTTAGAGCTTAAGGCTTTACACGACGAAGATGGAATAGAGAGCCAGAAGGAACTAAGGAAGATAGCCGAAAAGGCTGGATGGAAGCCTGATGAGATTACCGAGATGTTGAAGCTTGTCTTTAAAGGTGCGGGTAAAGCTTTAAGAGGAGCACCGAGAAAAGATTCTTCACCTGAAGAGACTGCCGAAATACCATTTGAAGAACAAGGCGAAGCGGCAGAGGTAGGCGGTTTAGACGACATACTCTTTGGAGAATAGATGACTTTATCACTTGAGAGAATTAACAGAGCTAGAGAAGCGGGTTATAACGATGATCAGATCATTGAATCAATAGCTAGGAGGGATGCGGAATTCGGTTCACGCATTCAACGAGCTAGAGAGTCTGGACATGATAACGCCGCTATTTTGCAGTCAATCGAGAAGCGACTAAACACTCCAGTAAACACACCAGTACAGCAAGACAACACACCAGCAATACAGCAAAACGCTAATACTACCAGTATGCCGGAAATTCCGGACAACTCGAATAAACCGGAAAAACCGGTTAGTCCAACGCCTGTAGAGCCTCAAAAAGATAAAGGTTTCTGGGATTGGGTAATGCAAGAGCCGGGGCCGGATAAGTACGAAGAGATGATCCGACCAAGAGAAATCTCTAGAGAAGACCTAAAGAAGATGTCTGCACGTGAGCGATATGAATATGCTCAAGAGTTGAACCTTCATCGTGAATATATGCAATCTAAAGGTACAACAAAGGGAATACTATCTGGGTTGACATTTGGGTTGTCAGAGAAGATCCCTGCGCTTAAACCTCAAGAAGGAGAGCATGGAGTTCTCTTTGGAGAGTTCTTAGGATCTGTTCTTCCTATTGAAGGTTTGGCTAAAGTTATCAGCTGGCCACTTCTTAAGCTTGCAGGCAGCTCTCCTGTTTACAAAGCAGGATTAGAAGCATTTGCACGTATCACGGGTATGGGCGCAACAGGTGCAACGTATGAAGGAATTAAAGAAGGGATCAAGACAGGCGAATTACCTAGCGCTGAAGATCTAGCGAAACATGGAGCTGCATGGGCTGCATTAGAGACCGCATTACAAGGAGCTGGATATCTAGCTAGATTCATCTCCAAGATGCGAGAAGCAGGAGGGTCGACAGTCGAAAAGGTTAATGAGTTAATGTCTAAGGTTAACCTCGAGGAGACTAACCCCGAGGTCTTAAAAGCACAACTCGATAAAGGCATAAAGGAAGTGTTTCCAGAAAGGAAACAGTTGAGCCCTGAAGAAGTTAAGGCTGCTAAGAGTGAAGTGTACGATCAAATCGAACAGTTGCCTGAAGGTAATAAGAAGAAGCTGGCAGAGCGCGCAGTAGAGAAGCAACAGGTAAGAACTCCTGATCAGTTGAAAAACTTTCTTGAAGAGTATGACACTCTCTTTCCCGGCATATCGGGTAAGACTATGAACGATCGCAATCGTAAATTCATCAATAAGATATCCGAAAGCAATAAAGAGTCTAGAAAGTTTGATATAAGAGAAGGGGGAGGAGAAAATGTCCCCACCCCTAAGATGTCCGAAACCGAGAAGTTAAAGCGTTCACAGATAGAACTTAAAGAGGCAAAACGTGGATCCGATCAAGAAGCAATTAAGAGTGCTAAAAAGAAAGTCAAGCTTCAAAAGTCCAAAGTCGACGCTGAGGCAGCCAAAGCTGAAAGTCAGAGGATTGCGCAAGAAAAGCAAGCTGCCAAAGATCAGCAAAAGTTAGAGAAGCAACAGGTTAAAGAGTTTGAATCTAAGGTAGAAAATAAAGAAGCTGATGCCATTCAGAAGAAGATTGATGCTATCGAGGAGCGTATTACTAAGGCAGAATCAAAGGGTAAGACTCAAACAGTTAGAGTGTTGCAGAAGAACTTAAGCATTCAAAAGAAAAGACTTCAAGAGGCTAAAGTTGCTCGTAAGTATTCAGTACCGCAGAACTCTAAAGAGGTTAATACAACCCAACCTACTCTAGTTGCAAAGAACCCAGAGAAGATAACTAACACAAATGTAGTACAGGCTATATCAGAAAAACCTGCTCAGACATTATCACAAGGTGCTTATTATCCCGGATTTCAAGTAGTCACTAATACAATCAAAGGCCTAAAGAAAGGTGTTAGACAAGGAACCAAATGGGTATTCAAAAAAGGTGGTCAAGATGTACTTCGCGCTAACCCTGAATCTTCTATTTACAAAAAGGGTTGGAGAGCTGTTGAGGACTATATGTCCACGAAGATGGGTCTCAAAGAACGCTTCTTTACAAGATGGCAAGAATCAATAGGGAAGAACCCTAAAATTTCCCGTCAGGATCGAGAAGACATGATCTTTTACCGAGAGAGAACCGGGAATCCTTTTGTTAAAAATGATTCCTTCGAGGCTTTAAGTAAGAGGATGTCGCCTGAGTCTAAGCAGGTAGTCGATACCGTCGTTGATCAGCATATGAAAGAATCTCTCCGCTTGATCAATGAATCGCCATTCATGAGCGGAAAGGGTGTGACACCAAGACAAGCCGTTGAAGATATCTATATCCGTCACTTCTATGCTGGTAAGATTTCACCTACTAAGGTTGACGCTATATTCGAGTCGATGCAGAAACGTTTCGGCACAGACAATCCATTCAAGAACACAAGAACGTTCCTTACGTTCGATCAGGCGCTTCGAGAAGCGGGGTTAGTACCTAAGTACCGGGACATCACACAAAACCTTGCAGCGCAAGACGGAATGCTTACACGGGTGCTTTCTAATAACGAGCTGGTCAGCAATCTACATGATATGGAAGTTGCTACTGGACAGAAGTTAATTGTTAGGTCTAACGACAAGAAGGCATATCAGAAGGCTAAAGATGATGGATGGATTCATTTTCAAGATCCATACATGAGATCTTATGTTGCTGGCACTAACAAAGCTGGCAAGAAGAACTGGGCTGTCTCCGAGGCTCCAGCGCTCGTGCATCCAGATCTAGCACCATCCCTACAGGGTGTATTCGCAAGAGACGCGTACAAGCCAGATAATGCGGTTTTAAGGCTATACGATAGAGTTAACTCAACACTAAACAAGCTTCACGTCAGCGCATCTCTATTCCACTTTAACGCGCTAGGTGAGTCTTTTACAGGTGCAGGAGGTTTTGTTACCTCTTTGGTTATGAGCCCTAAATGGTGGAAGCAAGGTTCGAGATTGCTAGAGAAGTCGCCTTTCGTTGAAGACGCAGTAAGGCATGGACTAAAACTAAACCGCCCTACCGACTTAGATCTTGAGCAGGCTAATACATTCTATCAGAAGCTTTTGACTAAGATGCAAGCTTCTAAAAACCTTCCAGCAAACATTATAGGCAAGATAGGAGAGAATGCCAACATCCTTAACAGGACGCATAAGTTCTTGTTTGGAGAGTTCCAACCTAGAATGAAGATCATCACCTACGAGAACTACGTCAATAGAATGCTTCGATACTATGAAAAAAGGGGAATGTACCCAAATGAAGAACTGTTGAGAGAGATCAAAAGGGAGTCTTCTAAGGCTGTTAACGATCAGTTCGGGGGTCAGGTATGGGAGTTAATTCCATTCATGAACGATAAACAGAAAGGCATGCACCGAGTATTCAGCTTCCCGGACTGGGGTGTATCTGCTATCCGAGAGGTAACAGGCGCAGTAGCAGATAATAGCCCTATTAGACGTAAGCTGGGGCAGCGGTATTTGGTGGAATACCTTATGGGATTATTCTTTGGTGGTCAGCTGTTAAGTTATGCATCTACCGGCATGACCAATAAACCAGATGGATCAGTCACATGGGACATCAATAAAGCGCACTCCACATTTGAAAACGAAGATCCGAAAAGACGTAACCTATTCGATATTGAGATGCCTGATTTTTATATTACGATCGCAGGTGATAAAATCAATGTAGGTAGAGATGAGAATGGCCGCCAGTATTATGTGCATGGGGGTAAGAAGATCCGGGAGATTGGTAGATACTTCACCGATCCGATAGCTAACTTGTTTTCAAAAAGCTCTCCTCTGATTCAAGACGCGACAAAGTTCGCCCTTGATCATACACCTTCAGAGGGGGGGCTTTTTCCTGTAAGAGGTGCATATGTTGAAGGAGAGTTCAAACCTTGGGATGGAACAAAGAAACATACCATTGATAGAGCTATCAGCTATGCAAAAGAGATTGCAGGAGGCACATTGCCATACTCTCTACAGACAGCTGTAAGCGACTTATTTGACTCTAAGGAACAGTTTTTACAAGCGATAGCGCGAACAGGGTTTAAGTTTGTATTATCAGGGGGTGGTGGACTTTCTGTAAGTAAAGGGATGAGCCTTAGATCATCAGAACCTTACTGGGAAGAGGCTTATAAGATAGAGAATCCTAAAGAGAGAGAAGAGTCCTTAAAAGCTTTAAGAACCGTACTCAAGGATTACGGCTATAAAGATAGACAGATCAAAACAATAGAATCAAAAATTAAGAGGCGCGTCGAAGGTAAAGCAGAGAAGCGCTAAACAACTCGGATCACGCAAAGACGAGTTTTAATGCCAAGTCCAAATTTACAGAGGGACAACTATCATAATGTTATTCAAAAGACATATGGAGAAAGATCCTTCAGGGGTATTTACGATGTAAATAACAACCTAATCTTTGCTGGTTTTGCTATTCCGGGAACGGATACGGCTATAGCTGCATGGCAGATTAGACAATTGAACTATGACGTAGATAACAATTTAATAAGCATCTTATGGCCAGAAGACGGTAATGGTATAGCCTCAAGGGATTATATCTTCATCTGGGATAACTATGCTTCGTTAACATACGCATAGGGGGTATTATGAAATATGTTTATAATACCTTTACGGATGAACTAGACTGCGTTGGTGAAGGGGGAGGCCCAAGCGGGGAAGACCTTCATGTAGCTAGATTTATCGTCAGTGCAGGTGGTGGGAATGATGGTGCTAACTATACGACTATCGCCGGGGCTTATGCTGCTGCGATAGCTAAGGGTGGTAACCAGACAATCTTCTTGCAGCCCGGTACGTACAATATCGGCACACTAGCTCTTCATGCTGGGATTAATATTTCAGCTTTTGACTGTGATGCGATCAATCCGAACGTGACGATCAACGGTAAGATGACTGCTAACATAACAGGAAACTGTTCCTTTAGCGGGATCAACTTCACTAACGCCACAGATAATGTCTTGGCAATAAGTGGGTCTGGTGCGTGTAACTTCAAGTTTACAGAATGTTTTATTAATGTAAGCGGTACAGCGTTCGCGTTTGCAAACACAAACACAAGCGCCGGGATTCAGATATTCTCCTCCAAGGGAGATATCTCAGGCACATCAACTTACTTCGATATGGTAGGTGGTGGAGTTACGATCCAAGATACCTTCTTCTTTAACGACATTGAAAGCTTGACCGTTAACGTATTCAATAACGCTTCATTCGACCTAGAGTCAGCTACATTTGATTGCCCGATCAATGCAACAGGTGCAGGCGGTGATGTGTCAATTAAGCACAGCACGATGATCCTATTGAATGCGACGATCGTAACGACTAGCGGTGGGCCTAACAGTGATCTAATCATTCTGAATAGCCATATTGATTCTAACAACGCTACGGCGATTAGTATCGGTTCTGGTTCGACGATGACGATAGCAAACTCGTCGGTGGGTTCTAGCGCTACACATGCGATCTCTGGAGCAGGGACATTATTATATACCCCTATAGCCTTCACGAAATCGTCATCTAGCGTGAACGTATCTACGCAAACGCCGTTAAGGTTTGGCCCTCAAATATCACCTGAGCTAACGGATACGAATGGGACAGTGTACTACGATGGGACGATCCTACAAACAACCCCTCCTGAGACAGCTGGGTTTGTTTTAACATCGAACGGCCCCGGTAGCCCTCCTACGTATCAAGCATCTTCATCCTCTGCGTTAAAGGCGTTTAGAGCGCATCTAGCATCTAATACTGCGGCTAACATCACTGGAGATGGAACGCTGGTTACAGTACCTTTTGACACGGTCGATTATGACACCGATTCAGGGTACAATACAGGTACGAATATTTATACCATCCCAACTGGAGGAGCGGGAGTCTGGCAAGTTAACTACTCTGTATTTACCTACCGAACAGGAGGAACTAATAACGTAGAGCTGTTGAGCTTCTTAATCAACGGTTCAACATCAATTAGAAACTACGAAATGGACTTTGAAACCGTTCAAACCTCTGGTGAGTTAACTCTTACAAGTGGTGCTCAGTATCAATTTGCAGACGGAGACACTATCCAGATCCAGTGCAACGTCGGTGGAGGAGCAAAGAATATTGGATTTGCCGGAACATTCTGCGTATTCAGTATGGCTAGACTAGGTTAATGAAGCTCGTTTTCTGGGTCGAAAGGCTCCAGATAACGAAGCTTGAAATAGTAAAAAATGTTTTTTGCATGGTGAACATGAAACGTAAACAAACCTCTATCAATGATATCTAGGTTATCTGCGTTTTTCTCAATGAGCTTAAAGAGCTCATCGAAATGCATATCCATAGTTTTGACAAAGTTCTTGTCATAGTCATGTGGAGCCTCTTCACCAAAGCAAAACTGAGAAGAAACAAAAAGAAAAAGATAGAGCACGTATTTCATATAACCTCTGTCGAAAAACAAAACGTTGCCACTAAGGCAATAAAAGATCAAGGAGAATTTATAAATGACAAGTCCTACAACCTATAAGTTAGGATTTCCTAAGCTGAAATACTCGGTTGTGCCTATGGCATCAGGGAGTCCATTTTCAAGAGATCCAACTACCGCTGATCTATTCGATCCTAAGGTAGGTGGCTATTACAACATCGGTACAGTATGGCCTAACGAGGCTGATAATAAAGCCTTTATGCTTACATCTATCACCACTGGTAATACTGCTAACTGGCAAGAGATTACGGCAGATGGTGGGGATGTTACTGGGCCGGGATCTTCAACCGCTAATGCGATAGTGAGATTCAATGGTACTACTGGTAAAGTTATCGAGAACTCGCCTGTAACGATGGCAGACACTACAGGTACTATGACCTTCCCAGCTGGTGGTGGTGTAGTCATGACTGCATCAGGAGCCGCTGCACGTAAAGGTAGCGTAACACTAACCGCAGGAGCTTCAGGGGATATCGCAACTACTTCGGTAGCAGCAAACTCGGCAATCTCTTTAACGATTACCGCTTTGGGTACTGTTTCAGCACCTCAAGCCCTATATGTCACTATTACAGCAGGTACGAAATTCACAATCACCTCAGCTGATAATACGGACACTTCCGTAATCACATGGGCTATTGTGGGGTAGAGATGCCTTTTAAATCAAAAGCACAAAGAGCCTACCTCTTCGCTAACGAGCCGCAAGTCGCAAAGGAATTTGCGGCTCATACTCCGAAGGGACAAAAATTACCGAATAAGGTAAAAAAGAAAAAAGGGAAGAAATAATGTTTAAATGGATCAAGTCACTGTTTAAAGGCACATCCTCGATAAGCAAATCTGTTCAGTTTTCTCTGGGCATAATTAAGCTGTTCGAGCAATATGAAATCAGCGACCCAAACACTAAGGACGCAGTCATCGACACGATTGTGGCTGTATTGAACCAACATAAATCTCCGGCACAACCGGTAACCACTTCACAAGGAAGTTAACATGAAAGCAAAATTAGGGTCTGGCGCTCGTTTCAAAGCCGTCGAGAAGGCCGCCGCTAAGTCGGGAGCTGAAAACCCCGCAGCTGTTGCAGCTAAAGCAGGTATGAAGAAATACGGTAAAGAAAAGATGGAGAAGATGGCAGAAGCCGGAAGGAAGAAAAAATAATGAGAGTTAAAGAATCCGGTAAGGTTATGCCTGCACGTACCCCTAAGGGTGGTACTGGCAAGGATGCAGTTGCGTTAGTTGAAAGCTCTAAAGCCAGAAAGAAGATGCCTGCGAAGCCTGTAAAGAAAGAGAAATATAAGAAGTAGCGTGAGCTACTTCTTTTTTTTTACTTCCCTGTTGAAGCGGGAGCCACGCTAACCGGAACATTGATGTTCGGGCTAACATTCGGCGTAGTGCTCAACGTATCATCCACTAGATCACTAGCAGTTCCATGAGTATCAATATTTTGAAAACTCAACGTGCAACTACACAGTAGGAGCGGGAGCATCAGAGATATCAATAATTTTTTCATTAGCTATCTTCCTTTTGTTTTTCCATTTATTAAAATTGTCTGAAGTTACCTTAATGTCCTTAAGTAATCGCATTAAAGTAGGTACTATCCCTTCTTTTAAATGCGAGTTAATTTCATTTAGAAAATCAATAACTAAATGACTTTGTAATGGATCGAAGTGCCTCAAAAGCTCTTCAGTTAATCTTTCTCTTATAGTAGGATCTTCTGAGATCTCAGGTGATGGCTCTAAAACCTCACCATTTGCCCTAGAATCGCTTATCTCACCTTCAATGTACCCAATGCCTATCACATCGCTAAAAAGCTGTCTGGCAAGCCGAGAAACGCATCTAGCATAAAGCATATCTTCGGGGGTACGTTTCCATCCCCCTTTTTCCTTAATAAGACCTGCTTTTTGAGCCATCTCAATAGTAAAAGTGACTGTATGGGTCTCACCAGTATCACACCTAGTTCCTTTAATTTTACAAATCTGATCTGTACTTTCTAAGATCTGCAATGTATGTTTAGATCGCCGGATTAACGCTGACATCACTCGAGCAGATAGTTCCACCTTTCCCTCGATGATATGGAGCCCTCCATTAAGCGCTTGAGCCGGCCCTATTCCATACTCTCTAGCCGCTAACATGATCATCATAATAGCAGACTCTTTTCCTACGCCTCGATACATTTGGCTATCTACCGCGTTCTTAGCCCACGTTTGATATACCATAAGTTCTTGAGCATTAGGCATCCCAACAAGCTGTATAGAGGTATTAACCTCTTGCTGTATTGGTGGCATTACACCTTGTTGTTTTACGGTAACCACCGCATTATCCATCTAACCTCCTAATAATCGGTCATTAAACAGTAGTTGCATCCTCGTCCCCCGCATCGAGGGCAAGAGTCATGATCATCATCATCAACATCAGAATCAAAATCGTAATCAACATCGTAATCCTCCTCATATTCGTAGGGAATTTCACCCCGTAACATTGCAAAATATTCAGGGTAGTCCCAAGGAATGAGATTTGGATCTCTCATTACTTCCTCCAAAAGTGTTTGAATATTTCTAAACATTTTTTGAATAGATCGAATTGATCGTCATAGACGTAGAGATCCGGTTTCATCCCATGCTTATTCAGATGCAGAAAATGGATACCACGTATGTCGTAGCCATGTTTCCGAGCCATATAAGCATAGGCTGACCCCTGAAGAGGCCATGTCTTCGATGGTTTCGCAGAAGTTTTAAGGTCTAGTATGATAGCTCCTTCTTCGCTCTCAATGATCATATCGACAGCGCCGGTGATCATTAGCTCGGAGCAGTAGAACCTTTGTTCTAAGGCTAGAACCTTGCGTCCTTCTTCCCACCATTGTTTGAAACTATGGACATAGCCTCGAGTTTCATCATCTACATCCCACTCGCCTAAGCCTTTAACAATACCTTCGCATATGTCATGCACCTTTGTGCCACGCCTAGCAGCGTTCGCTAATATGTCTTTAGGTACTTTATCAAGCCCGGTGAAGGGAGATAGTATTTCCGTGACCCTCATGTAGTCGGATTTATCTTGTAAGTTTTCTTTATTCAGGTTAATTTTACCTCGTTAAAAGGTGACCTAATGCAAAACCAAGAAGCAACCACATGAACATTTCAAAATCTGAACCGGGTGGTCTAAGGGCTATAACTTGCATTGACGCACACTATGAAAAAGATTATGGTTAATACAAAACTAAGGAACCACCAAGCTATGTAAGGACAACCTTCAAATATTTCTTTCCAAACCGCGTTCATGAAATTCTCTGGATTTCCTGTTGATAGTCCACTAAATTTGAACATACATGAATAGATGAATTTGTGGAAAACTTTATTTGGATATCTTACAGAATTTTGTGTGTATGATTATATGACAGATGTACAAGTTATTGATTTCGTTGAGGTTAAGAATAACCCCTGCATATGCATAGCGATAGTAAGTTATGGCGATATCTATATGCGCATCAGAGTTATGTACAGAAAAAAGAGTGGATTGACGATTGAATTACCAAAAGCACCGCAAAGAAATGGTTGGGTGCATTGCTGTTGGTTTGCAGAAAAGGATAGACAGGTCGAATTTCAATTAATTGTTATAAGACAGTTGACTGAGAAGTTTCCGGATGCTAAAAGGATCATCGACTCAAAATTGAAAAAAGTAGTGCAATAAATTTTTGTAAGTATTATTAAGAAAGAAACCCAGCACTAAGGCTGGGTCGCAGGACGTTGAGTTCTGTAGGTGTGTATAGTCCAGAACTGAAGCATTTAATGATGATTACCAGTCATCTTTAAACCAATTGATCTTCCCGATCGCTTCAGACTATACCCCCCTTAAGAATTTTGCGTCCAGTATAAAAAAACATACTGGATCTCTATGACCGCCGTTTGCTGTAACCAATGCTTCCACCATATAGCCTCGAACGATGCGCCTGCTGCAAAGCTTTGGCTTGATCTATGCGCTTGTTTTGTTCGTTGGGAAGGCCAATTAAAGGTAAAGGAAAACCGTGTTCCGGGTGTGATTAAGCACTTTAGGAGCTTAGAAAAGTTGGGATATATCTCAACTGCTGATGGCCCTGACGCTGTATCTATACGCGTTAACGGCTATGACATTATTGAAGTGGAGAAAGAGAAGATGTGTCTGGATACATTCTGCCTTGATAGGGAGAAACATTCTAGCTCATGGCTCTAGAAAACACAACGGGCCACCCCACAGAGGTGACCCGCTAAACTAATGAACTAATGTAACCCTAGTCTATAAAACCGAAAGATTATAGGCAAGTGAAAGGATAAATATGACAGAAAATAATAATCGTATCGGGATGCACCATAGCTTCGATGCCGACTTGGCTGTTGAGTTAAAAAGCATCGACCTAGCAGTTTTAGTGCATCATTTTCAGTTCTGGATCAGGCATAACGCTGCTACCGGGACAAATACATATGACGGCAAGACATGGACGTTTCAAAGCCTTAAAGATATAGCTGCTCACTTCCCGTATTGGTCGAACAAACAGGTAGAGCGCTTAATCAATAAGCTTGTTGAATTGGAAATTTTAGTTAAGGGCAATTACAACACTAGCGCCTATGATCGAACAGTGTGGTACGCCTTCAAAAATGAAGAAAGGTTTACCATTTCCCGAAATCGGGAAATCGAAATCCCTAAACCGGGAAATCAAAATCCCGAAATCGGGACACCTATACCAGATACTAAGAAGAAGAAGAAGAAGAAGAGCGCTCCGCTTATTGAATTCAATTATGAATCCAATGAATTCGATAACATCACCGATGCCGATAAAGCCGAATGGCTATCAATCTATTCGGGCGTTGATGTCGAACTTGAGCTGCGTAAGATGCGCCAATGGCTTATGGACCCCAAGAACCCAGAGCGTGATGGTAATAGAACCTTCATCACCAATTGGCTTTCTAGAGCCCAGAAAGAAGTCAAAAAAACTCCTAAGAAGCCCACGGCTAACCCAGCAATACAAGATGCTGACGTTATTCCATTCAATGCCGATATAGCGCAATCCTACCGAGATGAAAGCGAAGAAGCGTACGTTGCATACCTTCAACGCATTACGGACAAAAAACACTATCAAGAATATTTGAAATCTAAGGGTTTATAATGCAACACACACACTTTACTAGGGATTCACTGGACGCAGAAGGAAGAGAGTTTTTATGTGATCGAGGCATCAGCATTCCGGTCGCACAACAAATGGGCGTAGCTAGCGCAAATGGAGCCATAAGTTTTCCTTATGTTTTCAATGGCGAGATAGTCCGCGTTAAGTATCGCAATATGCAGGACAAAAAGAAAATGTGGTTCAGCAAGAAGGACGACGAAAGGGAGAATTTCAAGATGCCCTTCTGGAACCAACGCATTTGGCCTACAAGCGATTATCTTATCATCACGGAGGGTGAGTTCGATGCGATCGCGATAGCTCAATTGGGAGCCTCCTGTGTGGTTTCTTTGCCAAACGGTGCAGCTAGTGTCGTATCGACATTCAAGAATCATTACGATTACCTGCAAAGTTTTAGTGAAATCTATATTGCCTTCGATATGGATGAGGCTGGAGAAAAGGCAGTCAATGAGGCTAAGAAGTTAATACCTCCAAAGAAGTTTCGTAGGATCATGTTTCCTGCGAAAGATGCGAATGACTGGGTGGCACAAAATCCGGGCATCGACAAACATGAGCTTGATCATTTGATGCGTAATGCATCTAAGATCTGCGTTGACGAGATCGTTCACTTTAGAGACCTACCCGAAACGTTTTACCAATCAAGAGATAGAGGTGTTCCGACTGGATGGAAAGATCTTGATGATTTGATAGGCGGTATTCGACCGAAAGAGATGACGGTTATCTCAGCCGATACGGGTGCAGGTAAAACAACATTTTCAGTAAACCTTCTATGCAATTTGATACGCAAAGATCCTTCAGGTTTTTGGATCAATAGTTGGGAGATGGACTATGAAGTTATCATCCGAAAAGTCGCTAGTGTAGTACTAGGGTCTAAGTTCAAAACGCAAGCCTTTACCAGTGAGCAGATCAAGGCGTTCAAGGCGTGGATGCACAAGCACAACGCTATGATCAATCCGAAGCGATCGAAAGCCGATATTCCATCGCTACAGAAGCAGATCGAGCTTGCCTCTAAGGTCTATGGCGTGAAGTACGTACTCTTAGATCACCTAGACTACATTAGCGCGACGTCGAAAGAGAAAGAGGGTCACGAGAAGATCAAGGACGCCGTCGTAGGCATTCACGATATGGCTATGGAGTATGATGTTCACATCCTGCTTATAGCCCATCCTAAGCAGTTAGAAGATGGATCTGGTAAGATGCATATGGGGCAGCTCAAAGGGAGTGCCGCGATCAAGCAGTACGCTGACAACATATTGCTCTTGCAAAACATGGCGCAAGCCGATCTAGCATCGCCTGATAATCGCATGAAGGTTTTAATCCCTAAGAACCGTTTCTTCGGAACTAAAGGAGAAGTAACCCTCAGGTATATACCAGAGAGCGATAGCTATATAGATAATTCGCAAATATTTTCACCAAGGAGAAGTTATGAAGAAGGTTAAGGGAGAACCTGGCCCATATGTTCCTTATGATGAAGTAGTTAGGAAACTCACCGCCCCCGCATATGGGGCTGGTGATTTGGTAGAGCTTCAGCTCTTCCATACTGAACACTTCGTAAGGGACGCAATAGCCTGCGGTAAGATCAAGTTCCAAAAGGTCAATAAGCGTGCTGTTATCCTGTGTAGGGATGACATCTTAGAGTATTGGCATAAGTATCGAAACGAACCCTATGAGGCAGCTAACAACACCCTTCCGGTGAAATTAACTATCTCAGAGGTTGAGTATCTTACCGACCTTGTCAAAGCGGGTAAGTCGAGAATGGATAGAGAATTTGATTTTAGCGATCTGTTTAGAAACTTTATTAAACACTTAAGAAAAAGCAAAGTATCAGTTGAAAATGCACCTCAATTGTTTGCTAAAAATTATTAGGAGAAAGAGATGATAGAATTAATTAGCGTCAATCCGATCAATAAAGGCGATATGCTGGCTAGTGTTTCAGTTCATATTAAGCCTTGGAAGCTAAAGATCCATGAGATCACCGTGATGCAGAAGGGTGTAAACCGCTGGGTCAATCTACCTCAAAGAAAGTACGAAGCTAACGGAGAAACTAAATACATCAAGCAATTAGAGTTTGATGATACCGGCACTGAGAAGCGTTTCCGCGATCAGATTATGGCCGCGGTTGATGAGTACATTATGCGTAATGGCGATCTAGTGCCTGAAGACGTCGTTAAAGCAGACGAACCATTCCCATTCTAGGAGTTATATGAAAGTTGGATTTACGGGACTTTTGTTCCTATTGTTTTTAGGCCTTAAACTGGGCGGTGTGATCGCGTGGTCATGGGTATGGGTAACCGCACCTCTATGGATTCCTATTGCATTAGCGGGCCTTTTTATAGCCTTCTTGGGTATTTGTGTTCTCTTTAAGGTCTTGCAAACATTTGGAGGGCCGAATGTCAAAAAAGCCTAAGACTCCATACGAGGAGTTAAAAGAATATATTGATGACTACATAAACTTTATGGAGAAGATCAATAAAAAGCGTATGGCAGCAGCCGAGAAAGAGCTTGAACACACTATCCAAGAGGGTAGAGCGTTCAACCTTTTACGTCAAAATATAACCAATTTGGAGGCTCATGGAGTATCCTAAAATAAACTCTCTATGGAAAAGACACGGATGGTACTTCGACGAAAAGGAGAAGAAGGAGTGTCTTTGACGCTTCACGCCAAAAGCTTCGACAGTCTTTCATCGAGGGGGACTATGCTTGCCCAGAGTTCGGTTCCATAAATAGATGGATGATCGACGAAAAAGTTGACGGCACTAATGTGCGGATTTTTTGGGAGCCAGCAGACCAGTTTTCCCCGAACTACGGAGGCAGGACAGATAACGCACAAATGCCAACCTCTCTCCTTCAACACTTGCAACATACTTTTACCCGCGAAAAGCTTCAAAAGCAGTTTCCTGATGCACGGAAGGTCATTCTTTTCGGCGAAGGGTACGGCCCAAAGATCCAAGCCTGTGGAGGTAGGTATCGTAAAGACGTGTCCTTCATCCTCTTCGACGTCTGGATCGACGGATGGTGGCTCGAAAAGGAAAGTGTATTGGAGATCGCCTCGGCACTTGATATTGAACACACCATTAATCAAAAGATTATGACAACCGCTGAGGTTGTTGAATTCGTAAAATCTAAGCCCAAGAGTTACATCGCGGAAGATAGGGAGCTGATCATGGAGGGGGTAATAGCGCGAAGCGTCCCGCTTATGCTCTTCAGAAATCACAAAACTCCTATCATGTTCAAACTTAAAGTTAGAGACTTCCCAGATATTAGCGAGGTCGAAGCTTAATGATCAAGTTAATACTGCCGGGAGATCCTGTAGCTCAAGCGCGAATTAGAGTATTCAAGAGGGGGAATAGGGTTATGACCTTTGACCCACAAACAGCTTTAAAGAGGGATTTGAAGATCAAAGTCGCGGATGATCTGCAAAAACTCGACTGAAAGCAACCGGAATACCCGCGCGTGATGTTCTGGTTCTACATGCCCATACCCAAAAGCATGTCGAAAAGGGATCGTGTAGACGCTAATAAAGGGTTCCTGAAGCACGTTAAGAAGCCTGATGTTGATAATCTTATCAAGTTATATCTCGACGTGCTGTCAGGGATTGTGATTAAAGATGACAATAGTGTGGCTATAGGTAGCGCTATCAAGGTTTATTCTTGTAAGCCCCGGGTGGAGATTTACATAGAGGAGACCCAAAAGAATGTAACAATGAATGAGGTATGGGAGGGTACATGGTCGACGCAGTAGAAGAAGCATTAAATCAAATACAAGATAGATTATATGATAATATCATTGGCGGTGAGTTTAATAGCTTTATTAGTAATATGTCTTCATCAACTAAAGAGCGAATGGTTAAAGACAATATTATAGGACAAACTAGAGAGTTCTTTAATAAATTAAATAGTGAGTTTGAAGATATCCGTTTTATGTATTTTTGGGGTATGGGGCCATGCCTTTTAAACTCTGAGATGCACCGGGTATATACTGATCGGTATAACGAAGATTATGCCGAAGATAGCTATAACGATTTCGATGCAATGTACGACCGCGAAGGGGATACTGAATATTTTTATCAGACTCCGCTTACGGAAATTACAATTAGAGTTGAATATTACTGGGAGAGAGTTTGTTCTTTAGGTTGCAGGCATAGAACTAAACGTTTCTATCTATTTAATATTCCTAAACTATTAGATTTCATTGGTTATTTAAAGGTAGGTATGCCGGTAAGAACTTTTGTTAAAGAGTTCATACCGGACTTCTTTTACGATCCTACAATCGCCCCTGTAAAGCGAGGACGCCCGAAAAAAGCTTCTCATAATTAATATATACTCGAGAGGTGGCGCCATGCGTCCATATACCGCCATCTCTATTTCGATAGCCCATATCGTTTAACTGATCCGCAATAGTCCTAAAGGTCATTCCTTTATGCTTCCGCATCGAGTACATGATCTTAAGTATTTCCGCTTCTTCTTTATTAGCTTCAAGTAGCCCGTTATCGTCTAGTTGCTGCCCGTATGGCACACGGCCCAC